TCTCTGTATAACAAGCACTGTTGTTTGCTAGTCCTCGCTGTGGGTTGTCGTTCCACCACTGGCCTGACTTGGCCCGACGAATTCTGTCGTCAGTGAGGTTAGAGAGACTGATGAGAGCACTTCGCCTAACTCCCCCGACGACAACGATTTGTGCAATCTTACAGCAGATATCGTGACATTCGATGGAGGAAAGTTTGCGTCCAGCAGCCTCCCTAAAGATTTCTGTGGTAAATTTAAAGAGATCAACAAGAGGCTCTGCACCAGACGCTCGACCTCCAAAAGTTTTAAGGGCTGCCCCTGCAGGTCGTATTCCACTGACGTCCCACTTTGGAAGTTGACCTGTATAGAGCAAGCTGACAAGTTCTCTGTAAGCTTTAGCCCATCCAATTTTAGAGTCGGCGACGTGTATAACGGTATCTGTTTCATGAAATTCTTCTGCTACCTCCGGTAATTTAGTTACATATTGTCGTTCTACGCTGAACCCAGCGCCTGTCCCACACATTAGGACATACATCATTTCATCAAATGCTTTCGGGTGATCTATTGGCATGTAGCTACAGTTAAACCCTGCAACATTATCACGGTCAAGAGCTTCACCAGCAGTCATCAAAGCTCTCATGCTGGGCATAACACCCATGTCATGAATGTCTGAGAAAATACCGTTGGCTTCTTCAAGTGTTAACTTACCCTTCTCAATCCAAAAGTTTAAATATCTGTCGATTGTTTCTTCCCATGTCTCACGTCGCTGTTCCTCTGGCAGGTAACGAGCGTATCGTGACTTGTGTATGTACTGTTGATATAAATCCATCATTGTTCCCTTAACTGTTGTCGTTGTGGTTTGCGTTTCGGTGATGCTTCGCCCTTCTGTTTAAACTTTTTCTTTCGGTTGAACTTATCAGATCGTTCTTGTTTGCGGTCTATCATAACCCTTCTTCTTTATGTTTTATGTTAATCCAGTCGTCGGGCAAGGTTTGTTCACTATACCACCTAAAGCCTCGTGAGGTTGCCCACTCGCCGTGAGATCTTTTTGTCCCGTCTTTACGTCGCTTTGCCTGTGGCATCGGGGCGCTAGGATCAGAAAACAAAAAGACTAGCTCGTGGTTTTTAGGTAGTGACTTGCTTATCCAAACATATTTAGAGTATTCAGGAGCGTCCCAAAACCTCCCTTTGGCTTCAAGGAGAATTGTCTTACCTTTAATAACTTTAACAAAGTCTGCATGATACGTGTGATCTACAGTGTAGTCAACCTTTGTGGTGTGGATATCCCAGTTAGATAACGGTCCAGAGTGTAGTTTGTATTCCCACTGTGAGTCGTAACCGGGAGTCAAGTCTTTTTCTACAGGACGCACAACTCTTTTTTTACGATAACCTTTTCGTATCTTTGGTTGTTTATTCAATGTAATACCGCTCCTCTTTTTTCTATCTCTAGCTCAAGGGCAGTGTGAAGATCGTAAAGTGCTTCATCTTCAATGGTACTGACATCGTTGCCGCTAGTAAGGTGTGCAGCAAACCCAATGATAATTATTTCAAAAGGCACTAAAAGTCCCTGTTTATCATTTTCCATGTTTGCATCTCAGCCTTAATATCTTCTAAAGTAAATGAATTAATAGGCCTGTCAGGGTTAGCAACCACAAGACCCTTTAGCTTTTTGCGTACCCACCGTGGAGAAAAGGTACTAAGAAAAAACTTGTTGTTGGAAAACACATGCGTCTGATCGGGGAGAAGTTCTTTATAATTATTTAAAGTGATCGTCTTGGCTTCTTCTTCAGAGACTAGTGTGTGCAACCAAGCAACAAGAATATGTGGAACTTGCTTGTTGATTTGTTTAATTATTTTTCTATTCATAGCAAGATCTCGTCAACTCGTGGGGGTGCCACGACTTTAGTAAAGTATGTTGGTCCGTTTGAATATGCGTATGCTTTAAGCCCCTCACCATTATTAGAGTCTGAGTAACATTCAAACTTGTAAGGGCAGTACGCACAACCAGAAGGAAGTTTCATGTTTCCTTTCTTACCTTCAGGTATAGGAGCATAACATCGTGAGGGTGGCGTGTCAACAGAAATCGCAGCTTTAACCTTCTTTATTTTGTCTTTTACATTCGGCTTCTCAAGATCGTCGGGACGATACAAACACAACTCACCGCTCTCTTTGTTGATAACAAGAAAGCCTCCTTCGTTTGTGTTCTCTGCCGTCTCATATCCTGAGAGCTGTGCTAGATATCCAAAGGGGTCGTTGTCAGCAAGAGTTCCGTTCCTAAACTTATTAAATGCAAACTTAGAAGCTGTCTTAACGTCCACTACCTCACCGTTAATCTTACAATCCATATGGCCTTTGATGCCAGACACATCTATTTCTTTTTGTTCTGATGTAACCTCGTGCCCCGTCATGCGGACTAACATCAAGACAATCTCCTCTAGAAGATGTCCATAAAGAAATTTGATTTGTGTTGCCCCGCTAATTGATCGGGCGGTAGAAGGCGTTTTACTTTCATACCACAACTGTCGTAGGGGTCTTCCGATGTTAGACATCCGCAGGGTAAACTCTGCTTGAGGATCTCTTGGTGTAGCCCAAGACAAGATGCTTTCTTTAATACGGACAAGAGTATCATCCAGCTCTGTCTCATCAATGTTAAGTGGCTCACCGGCTGACAAGCCTTCAAGCTTTCCATATATATCTTGTATTAGTGTATCTAAATTACTCATTTTGTATGCTCTACCCATTTAAGTTTACGTGTGTCTGGATTAAAGGCCAGTAAAACAACTCCAAGATTTTCCTGCTCCTTTGTTCTAGCATTAGAAATTGTTTTAACTTTCCGCCTACCGTCAAACCTCTGTGTTTTTACATCAATAAAAATTGTTTCTCCATCTTTAAATGCTATCATGTCTATAGGACCGTTGCAACCTGCATTAACAAAAACTTCATACCCGTTGTCCCACAACCAAGTAACGGCATAGAACTCAGCGAAGTCTCCTTTCCGGCTTGCGCTTTCTTTTAAATTTCTAACTCGTGTACCATCATCATGATACTCTGCTGTGTTAGTCATTACTTTTTCCTATCCGCAACTTCTTTTTCTACAGCATCCCAAAACTCTTTATCGTCCATATCATAATACCCTCTTTCTTCTGAGTCTGCCTCTAACCAAATAAATGTTCCATTGTATTCTTCCCACGGCTCATTTAACTGTGTTCTAGAGCAAATAAAAAAGCTACCAGAAATTATTTCATCTGGAATATAAACATCTTCACTAGCATACATGTTCCCAAATAAAACAAATCTGTTAGTGTGTTTCATACCAGTTGCTTCCAACACTATACTCTCCTGTTAAACTGCACTTTAAGTTAAAGTCATTACCAGCCTTCTCGATTGCAGCAATACCCAGCTCACCAACTCTATCTGCTACATCCTTGTGTGCTTCGATCTGCCACTCATCGTGGACGTTAGCTACAAAGTGTGCATCAAGATCCTTGATAGATTCTTGAAGGTTAATAACTGCTTGCTTCATAACAATAGCACCAGCACCTTGCAGCAAAGTATTTAACGCTGCGTGTTCCGACCGAACAAATAACTTACGTTTGTCCAATCCCTTGAGGTATCCTCTTCGAGCCGCTCCCGCAACTCTGTCCTTAAGATTTTTAAATGCAGGGAGATTATCGAAGAAAGATTGTCTAAGTCGTCCACCATCTTTTGCGTCTCCTCCAACCACTGAACCAAGTTTAGCGTCTCCTGCTCCGTACAAGAGTGCATAGATGAAAGTTTTTGCCTGAGGTCTTGATTCAAGTCCCGCAGCATTTTGATTTGCTGTGTGTATGTCTCCGTTGAGAAGTTCATAAGTAAAGCCCTCGTCGTTCATGTAGTGTGCTAACATTCTTAGTTCAAGTCCACTGGCATCAATACCTACCAAGCGATACCCGTCGTCTACAACCCAACACTGCCGACACTCTTTACCGTATGGGCTACTTGTACTTGGAACCTGTGCCATGTTAGGACTTCTGTGTGTCATCCGTCCTGTCACTGCGCCATTAGTATTTACAAAACCGTGAATGCGTCCGTCGTCTCCAAGCTCTTTAAACCAAGAGTTTATCTGTGCAATACGCTTTTGAAGCATGAGATACTCAGCAATGATTGCAGCTTCAGGTATGTTTTTTACTTGCGATAAGACTTTCTCATCAACAATTGGCTGTCCCGTAGGCGTAAACTTTGTAGGCTTCCAGCCAAACTCCAAGAGATATTCTCCAATTTGTTTCCTAGAGCCAAGATTAAAAGGTTCAGAATCACGGCGAATAAGATGCTTGTTTGGATCTTCACTCGCTTTCTCATACTCTTCATCAGATAGCCGGACCTTCCTTGTTTCTTTGTGGACTTGCGCCATCTTAGAAAGCTTACCTGCTTTGGTAAAAGTAGGGACAAGTTCCATAGATGTCTCACGGGGCTTGAATGTTTTATGTACTTCTTTTTCTGCTTGAGAAAGCTTGCCTGTCAGTTCCGCCAGTAGCTCCATTGCATGTTGTTGATTCAGCTTGAAGCCTTTATCTCGCTGTGCATTTAAGATTCGATACACGCTATGTTCTAAAGCAACTGAGGCAGGACCAAAGCCCGGAAGCTCTGCTGTTGTTAGATGTCTATAAACTTTATAATTGAGAGATACATCCTGCTTACAATACTTCATCATTTCTGGCGTATAGTATTCAAAGTTATCATACTCAATCTTGCGGTGTAGTAGCCTGTATCCCCACCCCTCTAGAGCATGACCACCCTCACGAGCAGGATTGAACAGTCGAGAAAGAACAAGTGTATCTACAATTTTAATACTACCGTTGTCCAGATTAACGCCTGTTAGTTTCTCGATAACGGGAATGTCATAACCAAGAATGTTGTGGCCGATAAGTTTGGTTGCATTTTGTAGAAGACTTATTCCTTTGTCAATACATTCGGGACCATACTCGTAAAACTTTCCGGTCTCTGTATCCATAGCAACTATACAAAACATCTTGGTCGGCTTAAGGCCGTTTGCTTCTATATCAAAAACATAAGATGTCATATTTCATCTCCAAGTTCATCAATCATTGTATCAATATCTACTTCGTTGAGGCGTCCTGTTTCTTGGTCGTAGTGGAGGTGTGTGGCTAAACCAACGTCACCAGTATATCTAGACTTAAGAACACGTACTTTAGTAGTTGAGGCAACCATAACATCGTCTGACTGTTGGTTACGCTCTAAGCTTATCACGCAATCACTAAGTTGTGCAATAGATTGTGAGCCACGTAAATGATTTAATGCAGTCTCAATACCGTTCTCATGACCTCGATCACCTTGGGTGCGTCGAAGGTGTGACACAAGAATCATACCACAGCCGGTCTCTTCTACGAGAGTTCTAAGCCTGTGCATAATCATATCAATAGCTTTGCGTTCATCAGGATCATCAGATAAAAGAACAAGCATATGGAGGTGGTCAAGAACAATCCACTTACAATCACATCCGATAATCATGTAGCGTAGTTTACTGAATACACTTTCAAGATCATTCATGCCGAGGTGTCCATAAACCCAGACACGATCTGTGTTCTCGCCGCCGAACATTTCTTGGTGCATTTCTCTTAGGTTGTCATCATCAAAAAGATTACGAACACTGTCAAGGTGGAGTCGGGCATCGGCCTCGATAGATAAAATACCATCAATGGTTCTTTGCCAGTTCTCTTCGAGAGCCATAACTCCTACATTATCTTTAGTCTTCTTGATGAGCCAATGCTCTAGCTCACGAGTGACGCTGGACTTACCAAGACCTGTACCACCCGTCAAGGTTACTAGCTCACCAGCACGAAGACCCTCT